GATAAAGGTTGGAAAATTATTTATGCAACCGCTAATGATGGTACAAATCCAGACATAGCAGAAATTACTGTTGGTGGATTACCAGGTGGTTCAGATACACAAGTTCAATTTAATGATTCAGGATCTTTTGGTGGAGATGCAAACTTAGTTTGGAGTGCATCAACAGGATTGAATATAGGTTCACAGAAAGAATTAAGACTTCAGGATAGTTCTGGAGGAGAGTACATAGGAATGAAAGCAAATGCAACGACCACGGATTATACTCTTACGTGGCCAGCAGGTGTAGCCGGAGGAAATGGTTACGTCTTAAAATCAACAACAGGTGGAGTTTTAACTTGGGAAGAATTAGAAGCAGGTGGAACATCTTGGGCCGCAGTAAAAGTAACAGGGGATTCTCCTGTATCTGGTGCAGCAGGAGCAGGATATTTTATGAACACTACTTCTGGAGCCATAACTTTAACTTTACCAGGGTCACCAACCCTAGGAGATGAGATCTCGTTTATTGATTATGCAGGTACTTTCGATACTAATAATTTAACCATTGCAAGAAATGGTAAAAATATTAATGGATCAGCAGCAGATTTAACTGTTGCAACAGAAAGAGCTGCTAATACTTTAGTCTACACAGATACTACTCAAGGTTGGTTACTGAAGAGTAATTAATAGGAGTTGAAGTGTCAACTTATAGAGAAATAATAGGAAAAAAAATTAAAAAGGTATCATCTGATCCTTCGTCAGGTCTTGATGGAGAAATGTGGTACAATTCAACTACTGGGACTTTAAGAGGTCCAGCAATTCTAGAAGCATGGACAAGTGCTTCTCCTTTAATTACAGCGAGATACGAAACTAGAGGTGCAGGCACCACTACGGCTGCTCTTTGTATTGGAGGATATACAACAACTACTCTAGCAAATACTGAAGAATTTAATGGCTCTGGTTGGGCAACAGGTGGAGCTATGCCAGGTGTAAAAAGCGCTTCAGCTACAGGTGGTACACAGACAGCAGCTTTTGTAACTGGAGGTTATCCAGGACCAGGTGGTAATACTAATACATACGAATATAATGGAACAGCTTGGACAGCTGCTAATGCTTTAGGAACAGCAAGAAGAAACTTTGTTGGGGCCGGAACACAAACTGCAGGTTTAGCTTTAGGTGGAATGTATGACCCTCCTGATACTCCTTTAACTGCTACTGAAGAATATGATGGAACAAACTGGACATCTGGTAATGCTATGGGAACAGCTGCATCTAATTCTGGATCTGCTGGAATTCAAACAGCAGCTTTAAATATTGCAGGTTTTAACAAACCAAGTAATACAGCCGTCACTGAAGAATATGATGGAACAAACTGGGCTACAGGTGGAAGCGTAAATACTACAAGACAGTCTTTAGGAGGAAGTGGTACTCAAGGAGCAGCTTTAGCTGTTGGAGGAGGAACTCCTAGTGCTTCTACGGCTACAGAAACATATGATGGCTCTTCATGGACAACTAGTCCAGCTTCTTTGGCAACAGCAAGATTACAACAAGGAGCTGCACAAAGCGCTCCAGGATCTACAGGTTTAGCATTTGGTGGTCTTGCTCCATCACCTTACCTGAGTGCTACAGAAGAATACAATAAATCAACAACTGCAGTCACAGCTGCAGCATGGTCAAGTGGTACTAATATGGGAAGTGCTAGATATGGTGGTCAATATTTTGGTACAGGTAAAACATCACAAGTAGCAGTTAGTGGGCATGTACCAGGATCACCACCCATTACAGCAACTTCAGAAACATATGATGGTACAACTTGGACAGAAGGAAATAATATAAATACTGCAAGATATAACGGAGGTTCCGGTGGAGTAGAAACAGCGGGATTAGTTGTTTGTGGAAGAGATCCTTCTTCAGCTCCAGCTCCACAAGTATATTATTCAAACGTAGAAGAATATAATGGAACATCTTATTCAGAACAGACTGATTGTCCTGAAGCAGCCTATGGTAAAGCTGGTGCAGGAACACAGACAGCTTGGGTGGGAGTTGGAGGTTTTTTGGGTCCAGCACCTTCACCTTCTTATTCAACAGCATCACAAGAATACGATGGAACTAATTGGACAGCAGGAGGCGCAGCCCCCTTTCAAGCAGTTTCTATGTCTGGTGTAGGTATTACTACTGCTGCTGTTATATTTGGACAACAACAAAATCCTGCAGCAAATGATAAGGTTTATGATTATAATGGGACATCTTGGACTGCAGCTAACGATATGAATCGTAATCATGGGGGTCAACACTCAGCATGTGGAACAGTTACTTCTGCCCTTGTAGCGGGTGGTAGTGGACCTTATGCAGATTCTGCGGTGAGTGAACTTTATGATGGAACAACATGGTCAACAAGTGCTACCCTAGGCCAGAGTGGACTTAGAGGAGGAAAAGGAACATCTTCTCCTGCTGCTATTGGAGCAGGTGGTTATGGGCCTGGATTTTTTAATGCAACAGAAGAATTTACTGCAGAAACAGAAGCAACTAATATAGAAACATTTACAACGAGTTAATTATGAGTACATATAGAGAAATACACGGTAAAGCAATCAAATCAGTATCAACTGATCCATCTGCAACAACAGACGCAGGACAAATTTGGTATAATACATCAAGCGATACTTTTAAAAGTATTGTTTCTTTATCAGCATGGTCAAGTGCTTCCCCTATGACTCTTGAAAAAGCTTATCGTTTTGGAGGAGGAACACCAACAGCAGCTTTTGCTGCGGGAGGTTCTCCATACGTAGCAACAACAGAAGAATACAATGGATCAGGATGGTCAGCTGGTGGTGATATAGGAACTCCAAGAGCACAAGGTGGTTCTGCCGGAACTTTAACAGCAGGTTTAATTTTTGGAGGATATTTTAATCCTCCTGCATCTACTAAAAATGAAACAGAAGAATACGACGGAACATCTTGGTCAGAACAAAGTAATTTAAGTAGTGCTAGATATTCTCAAGGAGGTTTTGGAATTCAAACAGCAGCTGTATATACAAATGGATATTTTAATCCTCCCTCTGGAACAGTAGCTGATACTGAAGAATATAATGGATCAAGTTGGAGTGAAGGAAATAATTCGTCTACACTTAGAATGGACGTTGGAACTGCAGGAACTTTAACAGCAGGTATGATTTTTGGTGGACAATCTCCACCTCCAGCAGTACACGCTAATACAGAATTATATGATGGAACTAATTGGACAACAGGACCATCAATGAATAGTGCTAGATCACAATTAGGAGGATCAGGTACTCAAACATCAGCTTTAGCTTATGGAGGTAGATATCTTTCTGGTCCAGGTATAAGGGCTTATACTGAAGCTTATGATGGAACATCTTGGTCAGAAACAGCTGATCTTGCAACTGAAACAAGATGTTTAAGTTCACCTAGATCTAATACCGGAAATTCTGCAGCTTTAGCGATTGGTGGTCTTGCTCCATCAGCGACGGCTAAAACAGAAGAATTTAATAACTCAGCAACTGTTATTACAGCCGCAGCATGGTCATCAGGAGCTGTTTTTCCAACATCCTCATCATCACTAGCTGGTGCTGGACCTAGAGATGCTGGTTTAGGAATTGGTGGTTATCCAGCAGGCTCACCGCCAACAGGAAAAAGTTTTGAATATAATGGAGTAGCTTGGTCAGCGGAAGCAACTTTAAACCCTAGTACTGGTACAAAAGGTGTTGGTTCTGCAGCTGGAACACAAACAGCTTGTATTTGTGCACAAAGTACTTCACCCACTCCACCTTTTACATATGTAGCAGCAGGTGAATATGATGGATCTAGTTGGTCTAATGCAAATAATAGACCTACAGATAATTATTCACAAGCAATGTGTGGAATTCAAACTGCAGCTTTACTTTTTGGTGGCTCTGCTTCTCCATCATCATATACAGCCGTAACACTTTCATATGATGGAACTAATTGGACGGCAGAAGAATCTATGGGCACCGCAAGATCAGAACTTGGTGGAAGTGGAACTTCAACTGCAGCATTAGGAAGTGGTGGCTATTCAACTCCACCAGCAACTCGTTTTGCTAATACAGAAGAATATGGTGGCGAATCTTGGACAGCTTCAGGAGCTATGCTATTTGACGTAAGAGGTCACAAAACATCCGGATCTCAAACAGAGGCTTTGGCTATGGCTGGAGGTACTTCATCTTTGCCTTACGGTACTACTGCTTGTTCTAAATATGATGGAACATCATGGGCAACAGAACCTAATATGGCAGTAGGAAGACTTCTATTTGGAAATGGTGCTACATCACCTGTCGGTGCGGCATGGGGAGCTGCAGGATATTATCCAGGAAGTACTCCTAACAGAACAAATACAACGGAACATTTTAACGTAGAAACAACAGCGATAAATGTCAAAACACTTACACAAAGTTAAAAATTATGATATACAAAATTAAAAAGGAGGAAACACTATGGCACACTTTATATATGGAGTAGCTACTAACACTGGAAAAGGATTCTTTACTGCAGAAGACAGAAGAGCATTCTTTCTTAGAGGTTATCCCGCAGATGTCTGGATGGTTGGAAACAACGTCGCTGGCGCTATGTGGTTAGCTGAAAAGAACGGTGTTGAAAAGACAAAAGCAGAAGCACAAGCTTTGATTGACGCTGACGTTCAAGCGTCACAGGCGGCTTACGATGCATTGTCTGACGAAGAAAAAGCTACACACCCAGGCGGAAGACCAACAGACATAACATTGCCATAAGAAATTTTTAAATGGCAACATACGAAGAAATATACGGAAAACGTGTAGAGGTATTAGACGCTGACCCTACGCTCAATGCAGCGTATGAGGGACAGGTGTGGTATAACTCTACTACAGGTACTCTTAAGACTGTAGGGACAACTGCTGCATGGGTTAGTGGTACTCCTACATCAAATACTTATGATCAAAATGGTGGTTGTGGAACTCAAACTGCAGCTTTGACTGGAGCAGGAAGTAATAAAACCAGTATGGAAGAATACAATGGAACTGGTTGGACTGCTGGAGGAGTTGTACCAGCAGCACAAGAATTACAATCACAATTAGCAGGGACACAAACCGCAGCAATTATGAAATCCGGTTTACACCAGAATCCAGATAGATATAATACTGAAGCTTATACTTATAATGGAACATCATGGTCAAGTATTCCAGCAGCCCCAGGTAATAGAGTAAGAGGCGCTGCAGCAGGAACAACGACTGCTTTTTTATGTGCAGGTGGCGCAAGTGGTCCGCCTACATTTACAAATAGATTATCTACTTCAGTAGAATACAATGGATCAAGTTGGACTGCAGGTGGCGCACTGTCTACTGCAAGAGCGTATCTTGCTGGTCTAGGAATTGAATCTGCAGCTATAATGGCTGGAGGTGCTGTTCCACCATCTTATACAGGTACAAATTTAACAGAACAATATGATGGAAGTTCTTTTTCTAGTCTTCCAACTTTAAACACAGCTAGACATGGTTTATCTGCAGCTGGAACAACAGCTTCTAATATAGTATTTGGAGGAGGAGCTGGTCCGCCTTTTGAAAATAAAACAGAATCATATGATGGATCGGCTTGGACTGTTCAACCTACAATGGGTACAGGTAGAACTTATCTTGGAGGAGCCGGAGCTGATTCTACTGCTGCGGTAGCTATGGCTGGAACTACTGGTTCTGCTACTTCTTTAGTAGAAGAATATAATGTTTCAATTAATACATTTACAGCCGCAGCATGGTCAGCTGGTGGAGCTTTAGGTACTGCTAGAAGAAATCTTGGAGGCGCTGGAACTCAAACAGCAGCATTAGCAATTGGTGGAGAAGCACCTAGAACAGGAAAAGTAGAATCTTATGATGGTTCATCATGGACAGAAGGACCTGCTTTAAATACTGCAAGAAATACTTTAGGAGCAACAGGTAGTTCAACAGCAGCATTAGCATTTGGAGGTGAAGCACCAGGTCCATCAAGTGCAACTGAAACTTGGAATGGATCATCTTGGACAACATCACCTAATTCTTTAAACACAGCAACAAGATCCAATGCTGGTTTTGGAACTACATCTGCTGCAATCAACATGGGTGGGTATAATCCTGCTCCAGCTGCTCTTTCTACTGTTGAAGAGTGGGGTGGTTCATCTTGGACAACTGCACCAAACTCATTACCTGCAGCAACTGCAGACCTAATGGGATTTGGAATAGAAACAGCAGGAGTTGCATGTGGTGGATACGGTGGTGGTACTTATGTAACTACTACTTCTGAATGGGGTGGTTCATCTTGGACTAGTAGCGGAGCTATGATTACTGGAAGATCACATGCTGCTGGAGGCACAGGTTCACAAACAGCTGGATTAATATCGGGTGGATATATCGCTACAGGCCCTACAAGTAATGTTGAAGGATATGATGGAACAGCATGGTCAACGCGTCCTTCACTAGGTACAGCTAGATCACAAACAGGAGGTCTTGGACCAAGTTCAGTTTCTACAGCTGGATTAGTTTCAGGTGGCTATATAACAACAGACCAATCTATAACAGAAGAATTTGATGGAGTAGCAGAAACGATAAACGCTAAAACATTGACAACTTCTTAAAAATAGTTATATTAGAAAGTATACATGAAAGGAACAGTATGACAGAAAAACGTAATATACATGCATTAATAGAAAAAGAAGCACCAAGCTTAAATAATTTATTGGACCCAAATGATGTTAAGGAGTTTAAGGCTATGACAGCCGAGCTTCGTGACACATGGACCAAGAAACAAGTATTTAGAACTGAAACAGAAATGAGAATGTCTGTTCTACAAGACATGAAATATCCAACTAAAGCTGCAAAGTATTGGCAGTGTGTTAGAGAACAAAATGTATTTTTAGAAAACTTAATGAGTTTATCTTTTGATTGTAGACGTAATGAAGCTAAAATTAAATGGTTAGAGAAAAAAATAGAAACAGAAAAAGATGACTATAAATTAGAAAAATATAAAATAGATTTAGACGAAGCTAGATACGGTCTTGCTAACATGCAATTAGTTGCAAGAGATCGTATGAGAGAAATTAAACTTTGGTCTACATTAAAAAAAGAATTTAATGATGGGTCGTTTGATACTAAAGATGTTAACAGACACCAATTAGAATCTTATCATCACATTATGAAAAATAAGGCAGAGACATTAACTTCTGGTTCTTCACAACCCGAAGTGTTTAATGTGTTAGGTCAATTAAAAACTATAGAAAGAGTTAAAAAATCAGGAGAAATGATTTATAACAAGAAAGAACAGTTAGAGCATGACCTCGGAGCAAAAGAAAAATAAACAGTTATTCTTTTTGGTGGCGCAACCTAGATCTGGTAATACTTTATTTGCTAGTATTATGAATCAAAATCCTGAGATAGCTTGTACACCCAATTCTATTACATTAGAAATAATAAAAGATTTATATTTATTAAAAACAAAAGATTTATTTCAAAATTTTCCAGACCATAGATCTTTAGACAATGTTATAAATGTAGTTTACGATTTTTATTATAAAGACTGGCCACAAAGAATAATTATAGATAGAGGTCCTGTAATGACACCAGGTAATTTTGGATTAATGCAAAAACATTTTAAGGGTACGTTTAAATGTATAATATTACTAAGAGATTTAATGGATGTTTTAGCTAGTTATATGAAATGGTACACAGAGAACCCCGATGCATTTGTTAATAAACAGGGCTCTACTGATGAAGAAAAACTTACGTATTTAATGAAAGATGATGGGGCTATTGCTAAAGAACTAAAAGCTATAAAAAATTCTTTTAATTATAAGGACAGATGTTGCTATATTAAGTATGACGACCTGTGCCAAGACCCTGAAAAAGAAATTAAAAAAGTATATTCTTTTTTAGAAGAACCCTATTTTAATCACAGGTTTATTAATCTAGATCAAATTAATATTAATAGTTTATCTTATGACGATAATGTGTTAGGAAGAAACATGCATACAGTGAAGAAAGAAAAAATAGAAAAAACATACAACCCTTACATAGAAAAAATACCTCAAAGTATTAGAGAGAGATATGAACAAATTAAATTTTAACTTTACATTTTTAGGTCAGTCGGTATTAAAATATCAAGTACCTCTTGATATATACTACGCTATTAATAAAATTTATGAAACAAGAAGACATGAATTACCTCACGCTAACCCACAACTTGTAGGTAAAATTAACAACGAACATTCTTTATTTTTTGATGGTCCCCCTAATAATAAAATGCACCCGCATAATCATTTAACAAACGATGTAATGCAATGGTTTCATGTGGCAATGAAACATTATCTAGATTGGAATAAAATTAAAAAATACAAAATGCATTTTAATTCAGTATGGGTAAATGAAATGATGGAGCATGAATACAATCCAGTGCACGTGCACCAAGGATCTTTATTTACAGGACTCTCTTCGGTAATGATTTTAAGTTTACCGAAATCTTTTGGCGTAGAATACTCAGCTTCAGATAAGCCACAAAATGGAAAGCTACAAATATTAGGTTCATCTTCTGGACAATTTTCTAATGTTGATTATGAGCCTAGAATGAAAGAAAGAGATTTTTATATATTTCCATATGACATGAGACATTGTGTGTATCCATTTAATGGACCAGGATTTAGAAGAACACTTGCGTGTAATTGTGATGTAGAATATGACCCAATTAGAAATAGAGGAGTTACAGATGTATGAAAATATACATATAAGTGAACCAAAATGGAAGAGTTGGATAGTGCAAACTACAACACCATTGTTTACACCAGAACAATGTAGAAAAATTATAGAATCTGGTAGAGCACAAAAACCACAAACAGCACAAGTTGGTATGAATAAACCAGGTGGTGGAACAGATACAAAGAAAAGAGTTACTACTATTTCTTGGCTACCCTTTAAGGAAATGGCGCCTATGTATCACGATTTAAATATATTTATTCAAAAATGTAATGAGAATCATTTTGGTTTTGGAGATATTAGAATTACAGAAAATGCTCAATTTACAGAATATCCAGAAGGAGGATTTTATGACTGGCATATGGATTGTGATGTAAATATGCAACACGAACCACCGGTTAGAAAAATATCAATGACATTATTATTAAATGATCCATCAGAGTTTGAAGGTGGTGATTTAGAATTAATGGCACCCGGTAAATTTGCAGAACTTAAACAAGGTCATGCAATTGTATTTGCATCTTTTTTAAATCATAGAGTAAATAAAGTTAGACGAGGGGTTAGACAATCTCTTGTTGTGTGGTTTGGAGGTAAGCCTTTTAGATGATTAAAGAAGGATTTTTTCCCACACTTATATACGCACAAGATTTTAAATTAGACACAAATCAAATGGCTCAAAATATTATTCAATGGTCTAGAGAAGATGGAGGTGTTACAAAAACAAATGTAAATGGCTGGCATAGCAAGACTGATATGCATACCAAACAAGAATATAAACCCTTAATAGATGAATTATTCAGAATGGCATATGAAGTATTTAATGAAGAATTTTTAGATGGAGAACCTAAATTAGGAAATATGTGGGCAAATATAAATCCACCAGGTGGATATAATAAACCTCATATACATCCTAATAGTTTATTTAGTGGTGTCTATTATGTAAAAACTCCACCTAATTCTGGTCGTTTAATTTGTAATGATCCTCGACCGGGTATTCAAACATGCATGCCTAATAGAAAAAAAGGACAGCCTCCTAAACATTTATGGAGAGAAGTTAATTTACAACCACAAGAAAATAGAGCAATAATGTTTAACTCTTGGTTATGGCATACAGTAGAACCTAACAAATCTAATGAAGACAGGATATCTGTTAGTTTTAATTTTTTACAAAGCGGTTTTGATAATAATGTTTAATAAATATCAAGTAATTAAAGGTGCACTTAACTACGAGTTAGCTAATTTTATATTTAACTATTTCCTACTTAAAAGAGATGCTGTCGATTATATGTATAAAAATAATATAATTTATGACACAGGTATGTGGGGAACATGGTCAGACAGGCAAGTTATGGATACTTATTCTCATTATTCAGATCAAGTTATGGAAACACTCTTAATGAAAATGCTTCCGGTAATGAAAAAAGAGACCGGATTAGATCTTATTCCAACTTATTCATACTCAAGAATATATAAAAATGGTGATATTTTAAGAAGACATAAAGACAGACCTAGTTGTGAGATATCAACTACCCTCAATTTAGGGGGTGAGCCTTGGCCTATATTTATAGATGGTACAGGTGCTGACTCTGTTATCGATGAATACAAAAATATACATAAACCTAACGCTCCTCCAGGCACAAAAGTCCTACTTGATGTTGGCGATATGCTAGTATATAGTGGATGCGAATTAGAGCATTGGAGAGAACCGTTTGAAGGTAATACTTGCGCACAAGTGTTTCTTCATTATAACCATGTAAATGGTCCTTTTGCTGAAAAGAATAGGTTCGACAAAAGGCCGATGTTAGGTCTTCCTTCATTTGGGAAGGCATAATATTATGGAGTTATATGTTACAAAAATTAGGTTTTTTACCTGGATTCAATAAACAAGTCACACCTACAGGTGCAGAGTCTCAATGGACACAAGGAGAGAATGTTCGTTTTAGATATGGAACACCTGAAAAAATAGGTGGTTGGAGTCAATTAGGGGAAAGTAAATTAACAGGGGTTGTTAGAGGGCTTCATCATTTTGTTAATAAAGATTCAATTAAATACGCTGCCGTAGGAACTAATAGAATTTTATATGCATACACAGGTGGAGTTTATTATGACATTCACCCTTTAGTTAATCCATCAGGTACAGCTATTACTAATGCATTTAGTACAACTAATGGTCAAAAAGTTGTAACAATCACGGCTTCGTCTCATGGCTTTCAAGCTGGTGACATTTGTTTATTTGGCGACTCATCAACCTTCAGTGCAATAACAGATTCTGATTATGACGCGACAACTTTTTGTGATAAAAAATTTATGGTTACTGAAGTTGTTGATACAGATAATTTTAAAATTACAGTAGAAAATAATGAAACAGGAAGTGGTGCTACTACTTCTGGAGGTATTACTTATTATAGATACTATCACGTAGGTCCAGCTGAACAGATAGGAGCTTATGGTTTTGGTATATCATTATATGGTGGTAAAGTTTTAGGTTCAACTACAACTACTTTAAATGGAGCATTATTAAATGATACTGCTGGTACAGGTGGATCAGGAACTACAATTAATGTGGCAAGCACCACAGGTTTTCCATCATCAGGTACAAATTATTTTCAAGTAGGAACTGAAGAAATTTCTTATACAGGTGTAACAGCTACAAGTTTTACAGGAATTACAAGAGCAGTAAGAAACTCTACACGAGCGGCTCACTCAAATGGCGCAACAGTTACTAACACATCTAGCTGGACTGGATGGGGTTCTGCTGCAGCTAACACAGATAAAGTAACTGACCCAGGTCTTTGGTCATTAGATAA